GCCCCTCCAGCTAATGTCCAAGTCCGCGAGTGTCAGACTCTTGCCGTCTGCGCCTTTAAGGTCGTTAAGATGAGGTAGGTACGTCGTACTTTCTTTTGTTTCTCCATCTTGTACCTCCTCTAACTTAATATTACTGTATCGAGCCGCAACCCCTCGAGTCTTACCTGCTCGACCTGCATATCCTCCTATCCCTACAGTGTTATGTACGCCTGCTGCTATGTATATGCTTACTCTAGCCTTTGTGCGCCCGTTAAGTTCTGTGTGACTATACAAGTGATTATTGTCTCTCTTGTACATTAACAAGCTAACCCCGTCAGGCGTATCTCCACCTATCCACTCAAAATCGGCACTTACGACATAAGCCTTGCCATCCTCCAACCATTTTGGACCAACCAGAAAGTTGTAATTGTAATTATCGCTTGAGGTACCATTATTTCTCGCTTCGAGCGTGACAACTCTATCTATGTATCCCTCGAGGAGGTTGGGGCGAATTGGGGCGGTGTCCTTCCCGGCATCGCCTTTTTCGCCCTTGACCAACTCTCTAAATTTGGCATCATTAACAAGTTGCTGATGTATGAGACCTGCAGATGGTATGCGATTATAGATAGAGGAGCTGCTTGTTATCTTGACCTCTTGCTGTACCATAATCCCCGCGAGTGTTTTTTTTGTCTCCGCGTCGATTGTAGCACCAAGTGCAGTCATTATGTCAAGCTGTGAGACACGTACGCGCAAGAGGCGCAAAAAGCGAGATGTGTCATTAACAAGGTACGACCACCCCCTCCCGACCTCTGTCCATGCCTCATTATGCTCCTCCCAGTAGAGAGTGAGGGCGGTTAGATGCTCCGTGAGTTCACGCCCCTCCGCGTCAAAGAGATGAGCAGTAAGGCGTGTCTCCTTGATGTCGTCAAGTACAGTACCATTGCTTGCCTCAATCACGATGCTAAACTGCGCCTTCTGCACACCGACAAACTCATAGATCCTGTCGATGTAGCTAGGATCTGTGATGCGAGGAGGTGTAGAGGGGGCGTTTGAGATGCCGAGGGAGGGGTGTAGGTAGATCATTAGATATTAAGCAATACGGATAGCAGAGACCTGATCGGGGGTGAGGTGGCTTGCAAATTCGACAACGTCCGCAAACGGAAACTCTATACCCTCTGCCATTGAGGCAGCTTTGGAGACGCAATAGATAATCTGCATAGTGTCCTCGAGGGAGGGGGTTGTTACTTCGTTCATCTCGCGCCCTGTGATGCGCTTATAGAGCAGGAGGGCTCCCATCGTAACATAACAAGGGTAGCTTACGCCCTTAATTGTAATAGTAGTCTGAGCAGTCGTTGATTGTTTTTTGTCCATGATTAATCAGTTGTTAAATAGTGGTTAAACCTTAATTCGGGGGCAAAATTAAAGCCGATAGGATATAGATAAAAACAATTACAACACGGCGTAGTATTGATTTTGTCTATAGCAAAAAGAAGGGCAACTTTGCCGGCGAATTAAGCCCAACCACACCAAGATGGACCTGATAATCAATGACGAATCAATAACAAACGACAGAGGCTGGCGCCTATCCAATCAGGGGTGCGACCTTACTCGCTACACTGCTAACCCTATCGTGCTCTATCAGCACGATACAGAGCGTATTGTGGGTAAGGCATCTAACCTCCGTATCGAGGGGAGTAAGCTCATAGCAAGTGTCGAGTTTGACACTGAGGATCCCCTGGCCAAAGAGGTGCAGCGCAAAGCGGAGAAGGGATTCCTCCGAGGTGTGTCCCCCGGATTTTTTATATCAGAACTGACCTATCACGAGGACTATGACTCTGTAACTGCGTGGGAGCTCCTAGAGATCTCTATCGTTTCTATCCCCTCTAATCGAGGGGCTGTCAAACTATACAGCCGAGAGGGGGTACCTCTCGAGCGAGAAGAAGAAGTTAAATACCTAGAACAGTTAAAAGCAACTATGCCAAAACCCAACCAAACCCCAGCCCAGGAGTCTATCCAACTTGCCTCTGAGGCGTATCAAGCCCTTGCTCTTGATGCAGGAGCGTCTGCGGCCGAACTGTCGCAAGCCATCCTTACCCTCTCTGCCGAATTTGCAAAACTCAAAGGGGAGCTATCCGACCTCCGTGCTGCCGAGCGTAATGCTCTGATTACAGCAGCCGTCCAAGATGGCCGCATTAAGGAGTCTGATAGAGCAACGTATGAGCAACTCTATGCTAAGGATGAGAAGCTCTGTAAGAGTGTCCTGTCATCCATTTCCAAGCCCCAATCGCTCGGCTCTATGCTCCAATCTACTCCTCCCGCTGAGACACGCTTTGCAGGATCATGGGATGAGCTCGACAAGCGAGGCGAGCTTGCAGCCCTCCGTGCCGAAGACCCCGAACTTTTCAAGCAAAAGTACGAGGAGCGATTCGGCAAGCACTAACACACAACCTTAACTATTAACCTTAATTTCTAATACCTAAAAACATGCCAATCCTAGTAGAATTGTGGGCGGATACCCTTGTTGGTAATCTCTTTTCGTCCGACTCAATCCTCTCCAAAGCAACCGATTACTCCGAATTCATCAAAGGGCACAAGGTGCATGTGCCTAATGCAGGGACGCCTGCCACCATAACCAAAAATCCCGATGAGTTTCCCGCCAAGGCAGGCGAACGCAAGGATGCGGATGTGGATTTTGATCTTGACACCTTTGCGATTCAGCCGATCCGAGTTGGACGTACCGAGGAGCTCGAAACGTCATACAATAAGCGCGAGAGTGTCTGCTCTGAGGCGCGACAAGCACTCAAAGAGGCTGTTGCGCAAGACACAATAAAAAAATGGTGTCTCTCTAGCACTAAAGTGCGTAAGAAGAACGACGGAGAGAGTGTCAAGAAGTGGTTCGTCGCGGCTGCCGAGCAATTTGCAACCGATAAGGTCCTCGCTACCGATCGCTACGTGATGCTCACGCCTGCTAACTATTACGCCCTCCTTGACTCAATGACCGAAAACGAGGCACTCGCCTTTTCCAAGTCCGCAGACGTGGCAAAAGGTGTGCTTGGTAATCTCCTCAGTTTTAACGTCGTTCAGGATTATTTACTCCCAGATGGCGTTGATATGCTCGCCTGGCAAAAAAACTCCGTCGGGGTGGCTAAAGACGAGCCTGAGCTCTTCGTCGACGAGGGTAGCGCCACGATGTATGGAGACGTGATCTCTGGGCAAGAGCGTGCAGGGGGCACCGTTGTACGCAAGGATGCTAAGGGCGTCTACCTTGTTAATGCAACCGGTACCGCTTATACTGAGTAATAACATTAATCTTTTACCGTCTAGGGCTCTGCAGGGGCGAGCCATCGCCCTGCACCCCTAGCATCATGACCCTATGATCAAACGTAACAACCCGGGTAACCTCCGCCCCTCGGCTCAAAAGTGGCAGGGCGAGATCACACGACAAGGTGATAAGTATTGTGAGTTTGCCACCCTCGAGTGGGGCTGCAGGGCAATGCTCAAGCTCCTCTCTACCTACCGCACTAAGCATAAGCTAACAACTGTACAGGGTATTATCACAAGATGGGCGCCGCCCACCGATGGTAATGATACCCCAGGATATATCCGATATGTCAGCAAGCGCCTCGGAGTAGCTGCCGGAGCTCACCTGTCCTCTGCACAGGATGTCGCCCTCGCCCGTGCGATGACAAAAGTAGAGACAGGGCAAGAGGTCCCCATCGATGTATGGGAGCGAGCACAAGCCATGATCTAACCATTAATCTATTACAACTATGCAGATCCTTATCAACCTTATAGCCTTTATTGCCGGAGTTGGGGTAGGCTACCTGTATGGGTATTATATCCGATCTCGACGCGCTATTAGGCAGCTTAATGAGAGTATTGAGCGTACTCGCCGTGAGCAAGAGCAGCTGCGCACGCAATATGCCGAGATGCGCGCACAATACTCGGTTATCAACAACAAGCTGACCGAGATTAAGCGGCAGCGTATACGTACCCCACTCGCGCGACCTAGATATAGTAAGTACCTACGATGAGCCTTATTGTCGATGTCATTATAGCCCTCGTCGGCGGAGGGCTCGTTGGAACGATTGTTAACGTCGTAACATCTCGCCGGGGCCGAAAGGCGGAAGGTATCAAAAGCTATCAGGACACAATTAACATGCTAATGGGGGCCAACTCCGAGCTGGTTAAGGAGCGCACGCGCCTTAATAAAGCTCTCTCTGATCTCCAAGCCCGAATTGATAATGATAATGAGTAGAGCCGCCCTCCTCCTTGTTACTCTCCTTACCCTTGTTGGATGTAAGACTCGTATCGTCCCCGTTGACGTGCACCACTACCATCGTGATAGTATCGCAACAATACAACGCGATACTATCTTACAAGTAGATAGTGTGATTATTAAGCAGGTAGGGGATACGATCTACATACGCGAGACCTCTGACCGAGTGAGAGCAACGAGTGAGAGCAAGAGTAATCATCGAGTAGACTCTGTCCCTCCTCCAAGTGTCACGACACTTAAGCGTATTATAGAGGACTCTCCTCCTCAAAAGGGGGGCAATATCCTCCTATTGCTCGGCCTTGGAGCTGCTATACCTATCGCTCTATATGTGACATATAGAGTAACTAAATCGAAAAAATAAAACTCTAAAACACAAGATTATGCCTAACCCTCCCTCATCTCCCACGACTCAGACAGCGTATGTAAATGGTAGTGACATCGTACTCGCCGTAGGAGATAAAGTGATGCTTGGAGCCAAAACGCACAAGCGTCAAACCAAGACTACCACTACTGTAGTTACCGATAAGGACGTCGAAGACTCTCTCTACGATAAAAAGGTTGTAAAAAAAGTAGAGATTACAATCACTTGTGATGGATTTTGCAAGACTGGCGATACTTCCCTCGAGGATCTTGAGGAGGCTATCACACAAGGCAAGACTGTAAAACTCAAATACGGATACAAGCAGGGCAAAAATGGCGGTAAGAGTTTTACAGAGGGTGATTTTATCGTCTCCTCTTTTGACAGGACTGACCCTGCAAGTGACAATTCTACCTACTCCGCGACCTTTGTCAATGATGGTAAGCCCACCAAGGTAACCACTAAAGAGTAAACACACAGAGGGGCATAAAAAGCCCCTCGCCTTTCTGCCCTTTTGTCGCCAAACTCCAAGGGCAAAAATAAAGGTGCTAGCACACCCAGCGAGGGGATATGGATCCCGTCAGTGTGCTAGCACCTATTTTAATTTTTGAGTTTGGCACTACAAAAGTAGTGCATTTATCGATACCCAAACCATGATACAATACACTACAGCCCCTTTGCCATTTGCCGGGCAAAAACGCAGATGGCTAAAGCAGCTCGAGCCTATTATCCGCTCGCTGCCCTCTAACACGATCTTTGTTGATGTTTTCGGTGGTTCGGGTCTCGTATCCCGCCTCTGCAAGGATGTACATCCTGCTGCACGTGTTATATACAACGATTACGATAACTACTCTGAGCGTCTCCGCCACATTAAGGAGACCGAGCAGCTAAGACAAGAGATTGTTTCTATTCTTGCCCCACTCAAGCATAATTCCCGCGTCCCGGAAGAGTACAAAGCTCTTGTTCTACGAGCTGTACAAGCCCACGAAAAAAGGTGTCAATACGTCGACTGGGTAACCTTATCAGGATGGCTGTTGTTTACCAACAACTTTGCCTATTCTCCCAAGGATTTGGCATCAAGAGGCCTCTATGCCCACCCGAGCCGTACGGCTCTCTCAGATGCTGGCGCATCCGAGAGGTATTTGTGCGGGCTAGAGATTGTATCTGTCGATTACAGAGAGTTACTATCAGCATATAAGGATGCCTCTAATACGATACTAATCCTTGACCCTCCCTATCTCTCGACTGAGTGCGGTGGATACCGAGGTAACTCGTGGTCGTGCGATGATTACCTAGATCTCCTCACCTTGATGCCAACCAATAACTACCTCTACTTCTCTTCGACTAAGTTCGACTTCGTACCGTTTCTCCGCCGCACCTCCGCTGCATGGGGTTATCAGCATCCATTTATTGATGCTCAAGTGTTGTACCGATCCAGCCCGTTCGGGTCGGGAGGAGCTAATCCCGAGGTACTCTACTATAAGTTAAGTAGCGATTAAATGCTGCTTAAGTGCTAATTAACCATATCGATAGTATCCTCGATATGGTGTAAAAAAAAGGAGGTGGCGTGTATTTTTCGCCCCTCCTTTGTACTTTTCGTTTTGCTGTTTCGACTTGTTAATTCTGTACTTTTCGTTTTGCTCCTTTGTACTTTTCATTTTTTCGGTCTTATATAATTGCTGGAAGAAGTTTAACACCCTCGAAATACTCTTGAAAATACTTGTCGGCATTGTTTGTCGGCTGGGTCGTGTTTTTGTAAATGATGAATATCATTCCTGCAAGGAATAACCCGTACAACACTTTCTTTTTGTTGATCTTCATAGCCCATCTACTATGTCAATGAAACAACACTTGAGAGACTCGATCTCTCACTATTATCAGATGCACTCTGTAGATCTTCTTTGTCTTTGTTTATGAACTCAGAACGGGCTGCGTATGCAAGTTGTTTTTGCCCCCCTTCGTATATATCCGAAGTTGTACCGATAGCGATATTCGCCAAAAGGGCTCCAATACCATGTGCATTGCTTAGGTGTCTCCCTTGA